GCGTAGCGTTGATGGCCTGATAGTCAAAGCCCTCGCTTAGCACCGCTAGTTGTCTAGTCGCCTGCTTGGTGTGCCAGTTCGTTGTAATCTCGTCAGCTTGGTCTTTGGTGAGCATCTTGCCCGTTTTCAGCACGCCTGTTGGCACGCCACCTGAAGCGAACCAGGTGCTTGCAAAGTTGCGTAGATCTAGCGCGGTTGCGATGTCGTTGCCTGCAGCTTGAATCGGGCCGAGACCGCGCAGGTTGCCGACGGTGGTGAATAAGCGCATGTGCTCAATGTCGCGCTGCGTGTAAGTCTTGCCCATGTAGTCAAAGACCTTTTGCCCGGTCATTCCGTTTACGCCGTCAAGGCGCGGGCTGATTGTGGTCGGGTCAAGGGCGGTTAGGTCGTTGACTTGACCGCGTGAGTCGTATGACTTGAACCAGTAGGCTTCGCCGTTGATTGCGAGACTGGTGACGGTCGAGAAAATGAAGTCTTTGCGCGACTCCGAAAGTGAAGGGTTGTTGACAAGCACCGGGTTCTCAACCTTGACCTCGAGACCGCCGCCGTAGCGGTAAGTCTCAAGTGGCAACGCCTTTGAGATTGGTGTGGCGATGATTTGAATCGCGCGGTAGACCGATGCTAGAGAAAGCGCGGTCTGAGTGCTCACGTAAGTGTCAGAGCGAACGGGAATGTTAGGAACAGCAGCTCGACGTTCAATAGGAACGTTGCCGGTCAATCTTTGCCAAAGTGTGGCCATAAAACAACCTTATGAGTTTTAGACCGATTCTAAACTTCTAGGCGTATTCGGTGTGTCGAATCTAGTATACTCCGACACCCGACATTGTTTGTGCGTTAGCGACATGCAACGCCCAGACAGTTGCCAGGAGCGCATCCACGTCACCGATTGAGTCTTTGCGCGAGATTTGCCAATACTCGCCGACATACTTCGCGACCGCCTGACCGTTCTGCATTACCAGCAACGGATCGTTGTTGTGAGTCACTCGACCGTTCGCAAACATGGCATAAGCCGTCATGCAAGCCGTGTTGATTTCTTTGTTCCACAAGTTCCAGACGGTGATGCCTTTTTCTTTCAACTTGCGGTGTAGCGAGTGCATGCCTCGGTCATCGAGGGCGACTGCGTTGATGGCCTGCTTACGGCAGATTTGCACGATCAAGTCAACAAGCTTGTCCTCGGTCGGGTTGACCAACGAGGCAACAATCTCGGTCTCGAAGTTATCGCCAACTCGTTTAGCAGCTGCAATGGTGGCGTGCTCGAAGTTGCGAGTGACATCCACGCCGAGGATAGCGTTCTCGATGTTCTCGATGCCTGTGCCTGCAGCGCGTCTAAACAAGTCTCCTGGCAACCATGTTTCGCGAACTCCGCTGATGAACTGATTTAGGGTGTAACGGCGCACTTCGTGCTCGGGTTGCGTCTGGATGTCTTGGAGCACTCGGTCAATCGGAATGCGTCCGGCTTCGACCGCTGGATTGGCTGCCTTGATTGCTTCAGGGTCATCGAGCTGAGAGTTTGCTGGTGCTTCCCAAATGAACGCACCGAAGCGTTCCAGGTTCTTATCTCCAGCGATAGCCTGCTCGGCTGAGCGATACAAGTCGATTAGAGTCTGTGATTCTTGGTCGCCTGCTGTAGTGATCATGACAACTTGCGCACCAGCGACCGCAGCGGTTCCCTTCAGTGCTGCAGTCCAGATTCCACGCTTCGCCAAGTGACCTTCATCAAGGATGCACCGGCCACCGATGGTGATACCCTGCAGAGACGGCTCACGGGCGGGACTGACGTTGTATTTGCCACTGCCATCGGTCTTTGCTAGGCCACGGGTTTCTGTGGTCTTTTTGAAGCGTTTAGCGAGCCAAGGGGTTGAGTCAATAACGTGCTTCACGCGTGAGTAAATGATGGATGCCTGTTCACGGGTCGAAGCCAGACTCAGGCAGTCACCTCGACGGAAGGCAAGAGCCTCAAGAGCCAAAGCACCGCCAAGAACTGACTTGCCGTTTTGACGGCCAAGGGACACCACGATTTGACGGAACCGCAACTCGCCTGGATGCGTCTCATGGTCATCAGGGTATCGCTCGAGCATGGCACGCAATAGCCACTTCTGCCACTCGTCGAGCTTGAGCGGTTTGTCACTCTCAGGCGTTACCCAGCACAGTTCAATCAAGTCAATGAGACGGTCGCCATCGGTCGGGAAGTCAGCCGATAGCGGAGGGGTGAACCGGGCAGGGAGTTGCATTACCTTTTGAGCATCTCGGCCAGAGGGTCAAACTCTGGCGCAGAACCGTTCAAGTGTCGGCTGATCTCGAGGATAGTCTTCCGAAGTTCAGCTGCGGTCGAGGTGTTTCCTTTGTCGTCGAACTCGGCGGCCAGCCTGAGGGCTATCAGGGCGAGCACCGCAGATTCCGCATTCAGTTCGCATTCGTTTAGCCAGTCTTTTAGGGCTGATTCAATCATGTTGACTCCGTTCTAGTCCAAATAATCTAACTCGGTTGTGTAAAGGAAAGTTGCAAGCAGGGATGATTCTCGTGTGTCAGAAAAAAGCCCAAGCCCTAAATCCAGCGTTCATTCATCCATGATACTCGTGTTAGGGCTGAATCTTGCTTACGGCCGTTGCATGACCGGCATGCTGACTGCAGATTGTTGATGTCGTGATTTGGTTCGCCATTGCCGGGTGGCACGATGTGGTCGATTGTCCAGTCTTTACCCTCGAGGTGTTTGCCACAGATGGCGCACAGTGGTTCTAGCAGGGTCTTGGCATAGGCTCTGGCTTTGCGCCATTCTGGTGAATCGTGCCAGTCACTCATCGTCGTCCAAATACTCGAGGCCGTCGAAGTCTTGCATCTTGGCAACTGCGTCGATGATCTTGAATACGATGGCGGGGATGATTAGCAGGCCGATGATGATTAGAAGTTCCATTAGTCCAACCAAACTTTGTAAGCTGCAGTCACTCGGCCTTTATCGGGGTCGATGAAGTGCAGGCGTTGAGAGGGTGTTGCTGAAGCCGCCATGGTTATGCCTGCATAGCGGTTATCTGATTCCGTTGAGCCGGTCTGGTAGACGGCACCGAGTCCGTCTGGTAGAGCCCACTCAGCATGAGTGTGGTAATGCCCGATGTAGGCGTCTCGGAATGCCCAAGGGTATGAGCCTGACTTCCACTTGGCAACGTGCGTAACGATGGCTGTAGGGCTCGCGAAGCCGTTACGGCCGACCTCGTCACCGTGTAGCACGATGGCTCTGTAGTTGCCTATCTCGAGGCGCTGGATGTCCTCTGGTGATTCTTGGAACGTGAGGCGCTTTTCATCCTGGAGTAGTTGGCGCGCGAGCTCGTAGCACATTCGGTCAACGTTGTCGGAGCGTGGTATGCCGTCGCGTTTAGATCCGATACGGCCATGATTGCCCCACTCAGGCACGATGGTGACGTGCTCGTAGTTGGCTAGGGCTACACGCACTACGTCGATAACCAGGCGCGAGACGTTGACGTATTGCTCGAACAGTGTTGAGTCAATCTCCCAAGCCTGTCCAGGGTAGTTCCATAGGCCTTCAACCATGTCGCCAGTGAAGGCGATGTAGCATTCGCGCACGGGGTGGTGGCTGCGCTGAATCTCGGTGATGGCGATGGCTCGGTCTGTGAACTCGAGGACACGCTTGCGCATAATCTCTGAGTTGTAGCTGGTGGTGACTTTGGAGCCTTGCCAGTCGCCCATGACCCAGAGTGCTACTTCAGCGCGGCCTTTGCGTCGGTCTTTGGTCGGTGCCGGTACTCGTGGCACACCGCCCATCGAGAGCATTGCGTCGAAGGCTGCAGCTCGCGTAACTTCGGTGAGGTGCTCCATCCGGTCTTTGGCTTTCAGGAGATCTCGTTGAGAGTTGCGGAGTGCTGCGCGCAGGTGTTGTATGTCTGCTGGCTCCTCGACTGGTGGCTCTAGATTTTCGAGCATCGGCACGTTTTCTTCATATGAGTTTGGAGTGTGTCTTTGGAGATTGTAATGCCTCTAGCGTTTAGGGCTAGACCTAAAGCGCGTGCAGTCCACCGGTCATCGTCGAGTGCCTGGATAAGTATTTGCTGGTCGCTTGGTTCAAGCTCAAGGATGAGTTTGCCTACTCGGCAGGGGTCGATGTTCTTGGTTGGTTCTAGTCCGTCTAGCAGTCCCATTAGAGCCCCTTGTTTGTTCGGTGTTCGATGGATGCGGCCACTCGGTCGAGTGCGTCGATGGCTAGTTGTGATTCGCCGTGTTTGAGTTCCTCAAGAACGATTTCTAGGATTGCTAGGCGTTCGCGAAGTTTGGCTGCACGTTCGACGCTGATGAGCATGTTCACCCAGGACTCGACTTCGACT